TATTAAAAAGATTCTTCCAAAAAGAAGCGAAATTTATTTGTGACTTAATATATTGCACTAGAAAGGAGTATCACACATGAATAAAGTAATTCTTATGGGTAGATTGGTTCGTGACCCAGAAAATCAGATACACGCAGGGAGAAAATTCAATGACAGTAGCAAGATTCACTCTTGCCGTAGACCGAAGATTCAAAAGAGACAATCAACCTACGGCTGATTTTATAAGTTGTATTTGCTTTAGAAAAACGGCTGAATTTGTTGAAAAATATTGTAAAAAAGGAACAAAGTTGGCGGTTGATGGCAGTTGGCAGACTGGAAGTTATACCAATAAGGATGGAAACAAGGTATATACAAATGATTGCCTTGTTGATAATTGCGAATTTGCTGGAAGCAAGGCAACGGCAGAACAGAATCAGAAAAATGATAATAAATCTGGAAATAATGACTTCATGAACATTCCAGATGGTGTTGAGGATGGACTGCCATTTAACTAAAAAAGGAGACATATAAGATGGCTGATAAGAGAATGTTTTCAAGAAAATTGATTAGTTCGGATGTGTTTTTGGACATGCCATTAACTGCACAAGGATTGTTTTTTCATCTGTGCATGAGAGCCGATGATGATGGATTTGTAGATGCTCCAAACCGAATTGTAAGAGAATGCCAGGCAACTCCAAAAGACCTTGAAATCCTTGAAAGGAAGAGATACATACTCACGTTTGAAAACTCTAACGTGGTACTTATCAAACATTGGTTTCTGCACAACTCAATTGCAAAGGACCGGTACACGCCAACACTGTATACAGATGAAAGGTCGAGAGTCACCTTAAAATGTGGCAAGATTTACCCAAATTGTAGCAAGAGTGACAACAAAAATTACACAGAAGTGAAACACAATGACAACTATTCGGAAACAGATTGTAACCAAGTTGATAACAAAGTGGAACATAGAGAAGATAAGGTAAGAAAAGAAAAGAAAAGTGATATTGTCGAGCAAAGCACGACGGACACCTCTTTGGTGAAAGAAATTATTGATTATTTGAATGAAAAGACTGGTGCAAGTTACAGATACAGCACCAAAAAGACACAAAGCCTTATCAATGCAAGGCTTAAAGAAAAATTCACTTTGGAAGATTTCAAACGTGTAATAGACAGTAAATGCAACGATTGGAAATCAGACGAGAAGATGAAAGAGTATTTGCGGCCAGAAACTTTGTTTGGAACGAAGTTTGAGAGTTATCTTCAAAATGCTCCAAAAATTGCACAGCCTAGAGCAGAGCCGGAAGAGATTGTTCCGGAAGTTGAGGAAGAGGAAGTAGGTGAGGACTGGTAATGCGATATAAAGTTTACGAGTTTAACCCGGATGATGCTTACAACTTTGCTCGTCATGTTGGAATTGAGGTTAAAGAACACGGCGGCGAACTGTTTTTTAAGACTTGCCCTTATTGCAAGCCAAGAGCCACAAGAGGAAATGTTCGCACCTTTTCCATAAATCTTAAAACTGGACAGTTTAAGTGTTTAAGAGCCAGTTGTGGAATATCCGGCAACATGGTAACGCTTTCAAAGGACTTTGACTTCTCACTTGGTAACGAGGTTGACGAGTATTATCGTCCAAATAAAAAATACAAGCGGTTGAAGCAACCCAAGGAAGCAATCAAACCAAAGCCGGAAGCGATTCAGTATTTGGAAAGCCGTGGTATATCCGAAGAAGTTGCCAAAAAGTACGAAATTACCGTACAGACTAGCCATCCAAACATTCTTGTTTTTCCGTTTTATGACGAAAAAGGCGTGCTTCAATTTGTCAAGTACAGAAAAACGGATTTTGATAAAACAAAGGATGCTAACAAGGAGTGGTGCGAAGCAAGCACAAAGCCGGTATTGTTTGGAATGAAGCAATGTGATGATAGTTTTGATACGCTCGTAGTGGTAGAAGGTCAGCTTGATTCATTAGCAGTTGCTACAGCAGGAATACCAAACGCAGTGTCAGTTCCGACTGGTGCCAAAGGCTTTACATGGATTCCCTATTGTTGGGATTGGCTTTGCAAATGGAAAAAAATCATCGTTTTTGGAGATTTTGAGAAAGGCTCAATATCTTTGTTGGATGAACTTGCAAAACGTCTAAAAGACCGTGTAGAACACGTCAGAGAGGATAATTATAAAGACTGCAAGGACGCAAACGAGATACTTCTCAAATACGGAGCAGAGCAGGTTAGGAAATGCGTTGAAGAACCGGTTAAGTTGCCAATTGATAATGTAATTGATTTGGCAGACGTAAAGGAACTTGACCCATATAGTATTGAGAAGATACCAACCGGTATTGCGGATGTAGATAACTTGCTTTGCGGAGGAATCCCATTTGGTGTTGTTACTATCGTTACCGGTAAATCAGGCAAAGGAAAATCAACTTTCGTAGGACAGATTATAACAAGAGCATTAAACAAAGGTGACAATGTTTTTGTATATTCCGGAGAAATGCCAAACTATCTTTTTAAGGCTGCGATTGATTTTCAGATTGCGGGTCCGGCAAATGTAGTGGAAGAAGATAGGAGAGATTACATAAAGCGTTACGTTCGGAAATCTGCAAAAGATAAGATTGTAGAGTGGTATCGTGGAAAATGTATGCTTTACGACCGCACTATGGTTAAAGATGAAGATACTGACTTGCTAAATACGATTGAACGTATGATAGTAAGCCAAAATGCGAGAGTTATTGTGATTGACAATTTAATGACAATGATAAACAAAACGAGAGTTAAGGGAAGTAAGTTAGAAGCACAGAGCGAAGTTTCAAACGCACTAGAGGATATGGCTAGATTTTACAATGTTTGTATTATCTTAGTGGCTCACAAGAGAAAAGATAGTGGAATTGATGATGAAGATATGGACGATTCGATTCGTGGCGATTCCGATATTGTCAATTCAGCAGGAGTGATTATTCACTATAACGTAAATAAAGATGAGAATACGATGGAAAATTATCCGAGAATAATTTCGGTTACTAAAAATCGTGTATTTGGAAGAACTTCATACAGAGGTTGGAAAGTACACTACGATGAAAAGTCCAAACGAATCTACGGAGACCACGATGATTTGAATATTTGTCTTGGTTGGGATAACGAAAGCGGTGGATTTGTTGAGGACTACGATAATTCAATATTTAGTTAGGTGGTGTTTGCATGGGAAGCGTAAATGCATCGCAGATTCCAGAAGAACAGCATATGTGGACTGATATTTGGAATTGGCGTAAGAAATATTACTACCCGGAAGATGATGATTCTTGGTGGAAAGAGTTTACGGAAACTGGCATTGCAATCGGAGAAAAATATGCAACTAAATTATCGCATGAGATTATTTTTGCAATTTTTAATGATGTGCAAAATCGCAGTAAAAAATTGAAATCAACGGAGGTATTGAAATGAAAGAAGCAATTAAATTAGTTGAAAAGGCTCTTGAAATTTTGAAGAGCGAAGAGAAAAAGGAAAAGGTTGTTTTGAGCTCATTGAAACCGGGCGAAACATTTATGATTGGAGAACATGAATTTATTGTTTTGGAACAGAATTACGAAACGACAAACGTAATCTCCAAAAACCTTATGGCTGAAAATGTTCGGTTTGATGGAGATACAAGAGATTACAATAAATCTGCTTTGAAAAAGTATATTGACGAAAAAATCAAGCCTATTATTTTGGAAAATGTCGGTGCTGGAAATCTTGTTGAGCATTCCGTAGCATTGACGAGTGTTGATAATCAGAACGAGTTTAATGATTGTATTTGCGAGGTTCGCCCTATTACTTTTGATGAAGCGAGAGAATACAATGATTTGCTTGTGAATGAAGATTTGACAGATTACTATTGGACAATTACACCGTGGTCTACTGCTGAAAGAGGGTTTAAGTATGCTATTGTAATTGTCTCGCCGTCCGGCATCGTCGACGACTACTATTGCCGCAACTGCATCGGCGTGCGCCCATTCTGTATCTTAAAATCTAATATCTTTGTATCGAAAGGAGAATAATATGGACTTAGAAAAAAGAGTTGAAATGCTTGAAAAGCGGATTGATAAATTGGAAAGTGAAAATATGAAAGAACGGCTTACTGGATTGAAAGTCGGCGATTATTTTGAAGTTGCCGGAACAAAATGGAGAATCCTTGACATCAAACCTTGCGGATATGTTTGTCTTTCAGATGTATTAGAGGAAAGCAGAATTTTTGATTCGGAAACAAATAATTGGAAATCAAGTAGTTTGCGTGAATATCTCAATAACGATTTCTATAAGAAAATTGTTAATGAGATTGGAAAAGAAAATATCCTTCCGTTTGAGAGAGATTTATTATCTCTTGATGGACAGACGGAATATGGAGATTGCACGGATTATGTATCTCTTCTTTCCGTTGACGATTACAGACAATACAGAAAATTGATTCCTAATAATGAACAGTGGTGGTGGCTGTTCACTCCTTGGAGTACACCTTGCAACGGATATGAAATACAAGTTTCGGTTGTTTCGCCGTCCGGCTACATCTGCTACATCAGTTGCGACAACTACGGCGGCGTGCGCCCCCTTTGTATCTTTTCACCTAATCTCTTTGAATCGGAGTGATGATTATGGCAAGTAAAGAACTTACTGTAATTCTAAAAGCAAAAGATTTAGCAAAGCATACTTTGGAAAAGACGTCGAATTGTAACCACTATCCAAAGAAATTTAGATTTTCTCTTGTGGACAAAATGCAGAACAAGTCGCTTGAAATCTACGAATGTTTGCTTGAAGCAAATAGAACGAATATAAAAGCATACAAGAGAGAACGATTAGAGTTGCAGACAAGAGCAATAACACATTGCGATGAACTCTTGTATTACATAGAGTTATCAAACAGTTTAGGACTAATCAACATAAAATGTGTCGGTCATTGGTCGAAAATGGTTTGCGATGTAAAGCATATGGCAATCGCATGGAGAACAAAAGACAAAGAAAGATAAAATCATAGGTTATGCGCTGCTTAATCGGTTGTTTCGCCGTCCGGCAACATCAACAACAACAATTGCAACAACAACAACGGCGTGCGCCCATTCTGTGACAAACAGACAGTTAGAGTAGGCATTAAGCCGAAATCAGAGAAAGATACAGAAAAGCACATGACCTTTCCTAAAAGGATAAATACAAAGGAGTTTATATTATGGATGATAAAAGTATTATATGCAATTTTTGAGAACCTTTATAACGCTTATAAACGTGCTAAGGCTGGTAAAAGGCGCAATGAAAGTTGTGCTAGATTCCAAACAATGAGCCTAGATGGCGTTCATATCTTGCTAGAGCAGTTGAAAAACAAAATCTACAAGATGAATCCATATAACGAATTTAAGGTCTACGAGCCTAAAGAAAGATTGATACGTTCTTGTTCGTTTAAGGATAAGGTTGTTCAGCATTGCTTATCTGATACGATTTTACATCCAAGACTGGAAAGCCAGTTTATCAAGACAAACTATGCCGGGCAGAAAAACAAAGGAACATTGTTCGGCATGGATTGTCTAAAAAAACAGATGTTAGAGTTTTACCAAAAACACAAGTTAGATGGATGGATTTTGAGATGTGACGTAACTAAATTCTTTTATAGTATCGACCACGAGATATTAAAAGATATAGTTGACTATTACTTTCCGGACAGTTACACAATGTGGCTTAACCATTTGCTTATTGATAGCACAGATGGTATTGGAGTGCCATTAGGAAATCAAGTGGCTCAAATATATGCTTTGCTTATGCTTGATGGATTAGACCATATGGTTACTGGCGAACTTGGAATCAATCTTTATGGAAGATATATGGATGATTTCTATTTGATACACCACGACAAGGAATATTTGAAATGGTGTCTTGATTGCATAAATCAATTTGTAGAAAGCCTTGGTTTGACGCTAAACGGCAAAACGCAAATTGTTCCGTTTAAGTGTGGAATACCATTTCTGGGGTTCCACCACTACATAACTAAGGATGGAAAGTATATACGCAGGATAAAAGGTGAAAATAAGCGAAAAATCCGTAAAAAGATAAGAAAGTGGGTAAAACTCGTTAAGTACGAAAGAATGACTGAAACAAAATTTTATGAGAAATACAATGCATGGAAAAATCATGCGTCGCACGGAAATTGCGTTAAGTTGTGCCATTCAATGGACTTATATGTGGAAAAGTTGTTTAAATCAAACATAGATAGCAGGTGATGATATTGGAACAGATTAACGGTCAAATTGAATTGACGCAGTACCTAGAATCAAAAATAAAAACTGGAAAGGTCATGGATTTAACTTCTTATATTAACAGCCAAGGCAAAGCACAATACGCACAGATTCAAGAAGTTGTTTTCAAGTCATACGAAGATTACAAGGAAGATGATGATTTCTTGCAAAGAATGACAAATGCAATTTCTATCTATGTGTTAAGCGTATCAAAGGGATATATGGATTATTTGAGAAAGGAAGTGGTTGGATGAAGATTTTAAGCAAGAAGAAGTATAGCAAGTTACTTGACGATTTTAAAGAATTAAAGGATAAGTGCAAAGACCTAGAAAGAGTAAACAGAAATTTGGAAGAGAAATTAGGAGACAAGAAAACGAGTTATAAGGTAAACAGCGGTAAAGAGTTTTGTTTCAAGTGTAAAAATTCCTACAGGTACAAAACATATTGGGGAGGAATGGAAGTTGAAAAATGCGGTTGTTTATTAGATGTTTCTTGTGAACAGTTTAAAAGGGTTAACGGAGAAAGGAGCAAATAAATGTTAAAAAGACAATATCCAATAATGATGGGTTTGGGAACAAAGATTTTAACCGCATATCATCACCCAAATTTTAAAAACGGTTTGATGTTTGCAATCTTGGACAGTAAGAAAAAATTTCCAAGAGGTCACAATGTAAGCAACGATGAATTAAAGCAGTCAATGTCTACGGTCAGAGCAGAAATATATTTTAGTGATATTGATACACTTGACGGATTTATCAAGCATCTAAAATATGAGCGAGATTTGTGGGCGAAAAAGATTGAGAAGAAAGGAGTAAACAATGAAAAGATTAACTAATAGCGAAAAAGAAATACCTACATTGATTGATAATGCTGAATACTGGCGGAAAGCGTACTTTAAATTAAAAGAGTATGAGGATTTAGAGGAACAGAGCAGACTTCTTAAATTGCCACTTGCTGATGATAAAGTAGAACACAGAGAATGTGTTCATACTAAAGCAACTTGTCACCACGAAGAGTGTAAGTGTTCTGAATGTCCATTGACAGAGTTATTTTTGGTGTTACGAAGAGGCTTATCCAAGTAGATGTTTTGCTGGCATTGAATTAGGAGAATCCGAAGCCGAAGCAAAACTGAAAGAATTGAGAGGTGCTGAATGAATCGTAAGAAACGCTATGGTGTCTGGAATACCAAAAAGAAAGAATTTCAATTTGGTATCTGCGAACCAAGCAAAACAAAAGCAAGAAAGAAATTATTTGAAAAGATTGGAAAGGATGCCTACAAATACAGATTTCAAATCAAAGAATTGAAACTAGGCAATCCAAAGGCTGAAAAGTTGCTGATTATAGAAATCGGAGGTGATAACATGACTAACGCCGACAGGATAAGGAATATGTCGGATGAAGAGTTGGCAGAGTTTTTAAATGGTGTCGAGGAATACGGTATTTCATCGCAGTATATTGATGTTCCGTGCGATTGTTGTTGTGAAAAAACAGCATGTGATGAATGTTGGAAAGAATGGCTTCAATCAGAAGCAGAATAGGAGGAAATATGAGCAACAATTTAGAATTTATGAAAGAGCATAATTGTAAACATCTAAAAAACTGTAAGTTTGCTAGTGTTGTGAAATATCAGTATTCGGATGATAAAAAAGGATGGTATATACAATTTGGGAATGTGCTTCATGGTATAAAATATTGTCCTTATTGTGGTATGAGATTGGAGGATGAAAATGGACGATAGATATTTATTTAAGGCGAAGCGAATTGATAACGGAGAATGGGTGCAAGGGTATTTATATGGTATTTGGGAGAAAAGATACATTCTATGGGGAATGACAAATGATGTTCCCAATATGATTGAAGTAGACCCATCCACTATTTGCCAATGTATAGGGAAAAGGGATAAGTACAATCACCTTATTTTTGAAAATGACCTTATGGATGGTTTTATTTATCCGTACCTTTCTGGTTTGGATTCAGAACATGATTACTTTGCAGAGGTTTGCTGGTGTGATGATATTACAGGATTTGGAATATGCACACACAAATACAAAAATTCGGATGTTCGTGGTTCGGCAGATGGAGATGTTGATTTACTGGAAGATTTTGATTCCAGTAAATGGGAAATTATCGGAAACATCTTTGACAATAAGGAGTTGTTAGAAAGCGAGGAATAATATGACAGAGAGTGAAGCAATAGAAGCAATACAGTTTGATTTAGAAATAGGCGGTGAAATACATTCTCAGGTATTGTGTGATGCTGTTAATGTTGCTATACAAGCACTTGAAAAGCAGATACCAAAGAAGCCTGTACATGATGGTTGTTTTGATAGTGAGGGAATGTGGCACGAATGGAACGGAATAAACGGAAGACCTTATGATTTATGTCCTAATTGTAACACAAACCTTTGTTGTGAAATGCATTACGACAACAAGCCAAAGTATTGTAAACATTGTGGTCAAAAATTAGATTGGAGCGATAAAGAAAGTGAGGAAGCAAAGTCATGAAATTAGATGAAGCAATAGAAAAACTAAAAGCATATCTTAAATGCCGAAAGAAACAAGTTAAGGGAATTTACGAAAATTGTAATAACGAAAAATGTGATAACTGTAATTTATGCTATGAGAAAGGAAACATAAGCGAACATATTAAGAGTGTAGAAACGGTAATATCAGAAATTGAAAAACAATCAAATAATCAATGGATTTCTGTTAATGAAAGAAAGCCAGAGGAATTTGAAGATGTTCTTGTTTCTTTCTCTGGCAGAATTATAGGCCGGCACGTGTGACGGAGAATATCGTGAAGATGTTTGTATTGGATATTATAATGGGTATAAATGGTGTCTTCGTACGGATTTGGATAACTGTAAGGTTAATTATTGGATGCCATTACCAAAGCCTTATAAGGAGAGTGAAGAGTAATGAGACTTATTGACGCAGACGAATTAAAGCAAGAGTTATATCAAGAGTGGTTTTTAGATATACTTCTTACACAGCAAGGTAAGGAAGATATGTTTCGTGTGTTGGCAGAAAAGATTGACAGTCAACTAACCGCTTATGATTTAGATGAGGTTTTAGAACGGTTGAAAGATGAAAGCGAAAAATGTTCCATTTGTGAACTTCCTACTTGCAAAGAGGACGGAAGTCATTGTTGTTATTGTGACGGATTAAATAAAGCAATTGAGATTGTATCCCCACTTACTCCCAGGAGGATGGAATGTCCAATACTCCAATGGTACTGCCATCAGATACGGG